ACTTATTAAGAGGAGAGGATGTAACCCTATATTCTAATGATTTATTAGAGATTTTTAAAGATAGAATAATACATGAGTAACCATAATAATCATTTTGAAATTAGAAAAAGTAAAAAACTAAAACAAGTCCATTCTACAAGGGATTTCTTTACTGGGGAAACTGTTCTGTTTATATGTTGCGAAGAATCAAAGATACCTACTCAACACACAATACAATTAGACGTAAATTACCATGTATTAGACCCTATTGTAAAATACATCAAACATTCCTTTGACCCCAATGTAACAGTAGAGGGCCATTCTTTAGTGGCTATTAGGAAAATAAGAGAAGGAGATGAAATAACGAGAAACTATTACGAAACTGAAGAAATTATTGTAAAAGAGTTTACAGATAAGGAAACAGGAGAAAAAGTAAATACAAAGAATCTCTATTTGTATAACAATAAACCCACTGAAGATGGACTATTATTTAATGCAGAATTTTGATTATGAAGGTAATAGGAATTTATTTTGGGAAGTGAATCCTGAATTTAAATTTACAGAACCCTTTGATAATTTTTATAATTCTTCTGAAAACAAAGATTATACTTCAGAAGTAATGTGGTGCATATATCTTTTTTGTGATATAAAGTCCCCAAAGATTAGACTTAGAAAAGACGAGAGAGAAGAGGACATTAAAAAATACTTCTTAAAAGATGATACTTTTAGCTTTGAACATCATCAGGATTTAATAGATGCCTACCCAAAGGTAGTATTAACAAAGATTCAAAGAGAGTTGAAAGTATGGCAGGATAAGATAGAGGAGAGAAACAAGTTCTTAGAAACTGTTTCTTATAGCCTAGATACCTTTGAAGCTCTGGATAAAATGATGAAAGACTCAAAACTTATTTGGGAATCTTTTGGAAAGATTTATAAGGAATACCAAGATGAGAGCATTGAAACTAGGGCTAGAGGAGGAAGAGAAGAATCTTTCACTGAGAAATTAGTGAGCAAGGCAAATAAAAAATAAATAACACACACAAAACAATTAACTTAATAAAATTAAAAATTATGTACCCAGTAAACACGCCAAATCAATACAATCAGCCAAAACCTAAAGCAAACCCTTTAGAGTTGAAACATGGAAGTTACTTTTGGCTTTCAAGAATTTTAGGAACATACACTAAGGAAAGATATGCACAAATGCAATTAGCTTTGGAAGAGCTAAAACAAAGGTCTGAAAATCAGGTTACTAACGAAGAAATTTCTCCTGAAACATTATAATAGATTATGATTATTTTTATAGACCTCTTTACAAATAAGATAGAGATTGACGGATGTGAAGATCCTGAGTTAGATGTTCAAAAAACTTTGCGAAAAATAGCAAAGAATATTGATAAGTATGAAATAGAAGAGGTTAATATAAAAAAAGAAATGGAAAAAATCATTAAGAAAATTGTTGCTGACAGAATTGTCATAAAAAATTTTAATGATGATGTAAAACCTAGAGAAACAAAAGATAAATGATTATAGAGACTTCTTATATTTTTCCTAAAATATATGACAATACCCCTTTTATTAAACACCACCCTGTCTTACATCCTCATAGTACAGCTTATGCTGAATATTGGACTAAAGAACTTGAGGAGTTTATTTTAGGGCTATGGAGAGAAGAGCAAACTCCTGAAGGTATTCGTTGGAGGTATATGAATCCTCAATTAAATTACTTTGCCAACTATCACACCCTCACTATTCAAGATGGTAAGCAGCGTATTAAATCCAGGCCTAGTCTATTGGACATAAACTGGACAATATTAAATTGTTGGTTTATTTGTAGAGGATTTAGTGGATTTGACGGAGACGAGGAATATACATCTAATTGGACTGTAAAGTTAAAGGAAGATAAACTAGTAAACCCTAATCTTCCAGATATTTCTCTAAAGTTTCTTAATAACCTCACTGACAACTGCTATAAGCAGGATGGAACCTTAAAAAAATATATAGATCCTTTAGAATATCTTAATGGTACCCATGAAGTAAATCTAGGCAATCCTTTGTATGAAAATAACTCTTTAAATCTATTCTTACTAGGATCTCGGTCTGGAGGTAAATCCTTTATGGCTTCTGCTCTTATGGAGCATGAATGGTTATCGGATGGGGCCAAGACAGTGGATGATTATTTATCTGGCAATAACAAAGTGGAAATATTTTGCGGTTCAGCTAGTTCGGGTAAATCTTCTTATCTTTTAGATAAATTCTCAAACTCTTTAAAGAATCTTCCTGGCGAGTATTTTGACAGAGAATATTTCCCCTCTCCTTTTAGCAGAACCTTCTCAGGTACCTTGAAAGTAGGTAACTCAAAGAATCCTTTTAGGTTTGAGTATGAGAAGAAAATAGGAAACTCTACAGTGAAAGAGGGGACAGGTTCTCTTCTTATCCATGAAACATATAAAGATAATAAGCAAGCTGCTGTAGGGGGTCGTTACAACGTACTAGTAGTAGAAGAGGTGGGTTTGGAAGACAAAATCCTCACTGTACATGGAGCAAATGAATCTACACAAGATATGGGAGCAGGTAAGTTCGGGTCTTCCTTTTATCTTGGAACAGGTGGTGATATGGAGAAAGTTATTGAGTCTGAGATTATATTTAGAGACCCTGAAGCCTATGATTTCTTAGGGTTTAAAGATATTTACGAAGGAAGAGGGGCAATAGGATTTTTCCTTCCCGCTATTTATACCAACTTGGCTTATAAGGATGAAAACGGTAATACGGATGTAGACACCGCTTTAAAATACGAGATGGAGAGAAGGGAAGAAAAGAAACAAGCAAATAATACGTCTGCTTATGACGAGTATATCATGTCTAGGCCAATTAAGCCTTCCGAAATGTTTCTCTCAAAAACTGGTAATAAATTCCCTATTGTTATGCTTAGGGAGCAGCAAGCATCTAATGATAGATACCAGTTTAAAAAACATTTAAGAACATTAGGGCATCTTGTGGAAGACCCTGATTTTATTACAGGGGTTAAATTTAAGCCCAACTTTGATTTAAGGCCTATAGACAGGTTTCCACATGACTCCAAGTCAGATTTAAAAAGTGCTTGGGAATTTTACGAGCATCCTCCTGCAGGAATCATACCTCCTAATTTATTTAGGATTGTATATGACCCTATTAGAGATGAAGGAGGCGGAACATCCTTGGCGGCTATTTATGTTTACAAGTCTAATAATACATTAGATAATAATGGTAATGAGATTGTAGCTTGGTGGGTAGGTAGATACGATATGCCTGAAGAAATACACCTGAATTGTGTATTAGCTGCTAAATACTTCAATGCTCAAGTGATGTTTGAGAATAACATTATTGACTTTAAGAATTATTGTATGAGGACAGGAAACTATCATATTTTGGCTTCCACCCCAAAACAAATAATTGAGAAAGCTATAAAAGACCCCACATTAAAGTATGATGTGGGAATTCCAATGACAAACCCCTTAAAACAATATGCTTTAAGATTGGCACAACAATGGCTGTTAGAGGAAAAGAAAAAGTATGTAGAGGAGCTAGAAGACGGTACTAAAAGAGAAATAGTGGTGAGAAACTTAAATACTCTTAAAGATGACTTGTTATTAGAGGAGCTTATACAATTCAATGACAAAGGAAACTTTGACCGAGTGTCCGCCTTTCTCTTATTAATGCTCTGGATAGAGCAAGATAAAGAAATGGTTATCAACGAATCAGAGGAAATAGTGAAAAAAACTTCAAATGATTTTTATAAAGAGTTATATAATAACCAGTTAAAAAACACTAATTTACTGAAATATTAAAATAATTTTTATAAAAAAATAATTTTTAATTAATTTTGTTTTTTTAAATAAACTAAAAATGGTAATAAACGATAGTTTAACCGCACAATTCTTAAACTTGCCTGGAAGTGATAGGCTAAGTTATAAGAAAAAAATAGCTGATAACTATGCCTGGGCAAGGCAGAGAATGGATTACCTATGCAATCAATATAATTATTATAACGAGAGAAAAGAAAAATTTAAAATCAACTACGAGTTATATAATGGTAGGATGGATTTTACAAGTTATATAAATACAGGAAATATAATTGAGAATGAATTAGGAATGGATATTCCAGAAATGGAAATAAATCAAAGTGATTTTATACATTTTCCTATATTACAGAATGTGTTGCATGACCTAGAGGGTGAGGAAATTAAAAGACCTTTTAACCTTAGAGTGGTGAGTACCAACTCTACAAGTGAATCTGTGAGACAAAGAACTCGTAGAGAGCTTTTAGTGGAGAATACTTCAAAGATTGTCAAGCAAGATTTACTTTTAAAAGCAAAGGCAGCCAATCAAAAAAGATTGGAAGAAATAAAGGCTCAGATGGACCCATCTATGGACCCTCAGTATTTAGAGAAGTTACAAGAAATTACTGCTAACTTAGATGCTCAACTAGAGGAAACTGTCAATAAAATGACTCCTGTTGAGGTAGAAACTTATATGTCTAAAGGGTTTAAACTACCTGAAGAGAAGCTTACAGATGAGCTTCTACAATACCATATTCGTACAGATAGAATTAAATTAGTTTTTGATAAGGGCTGGAAAGACGTAATCATTACAGGAGAAGAAGTATATTGGACAGGAGAGCTAAATGGCAGACCTACTATTAGAGCTTGTAATCCTTTGTATTTCAACTATGCTAAATCAAAAGACGTGGACTTCTTGGATGAAGCAGACTGGTGTACTTATGATGAGTACCTTTCTATATATGAGATATATCAAAAGTTTGGAAATATAATTACAGAGGAAGAAAGAGAAGTGTTTGACAAATATGAGTCTACATTGAACTCTCCTTCAGATTCTAAGGTGTGGGAAATTATTCCTAATGCTATTATGAATCCTACAGATTCTGAGGCCACCCCTAGTTGGGTAGATCCTTGGGAAGATAATTACAGTGATAATTTTAAAATTAGAAGACTAAGAGTAACTCACGTTGTTTGGAAATCTTTGAAAAAAATTAAATATATCTTTAGATTAAATGAAAACGGTACATTAGAGAAAACTATTGCTGATGAAACTTATGTTTTCAACAAAGAAACAGATATTAAGCAAGAGATTATATGGATACCTGAATTCTGGCATGGATATAAAATATTCACCAATCCAAAGATTTATATAAAAGTTGAACCTATTCCTAATCAATATAGAGACGTTGACAATCCTTTTCAAATTAGAGGTCCTTATACAGGATCTGTTTATTCGGCAAGAAACTCAGCTCCTATAGCAATTGCAGATTTAGGAAAACCTTGGCAGTTCTTATATAATGTGATTATCAATCAAATTATTGAATTGATGAAAACAGATATAGGAAACGTATTGCTAGGGTTACAAGAGCAGATTCCAAAAGAAATGACTCCTACACAGTGGATGACTTATATTAAGAAGTTTAAGGTGGCCTTGATTAGTGCTTCAAAAGAAGGAGATTTGAGAAATATGGGTGTGGACCCTAATTATTGGAAATCAATCAACCTATCTCACGCTCAGGAGATAAACCAAAAAATACAACTATTAGAGTATATTGAGAAAAAAATGGCTCAATCTATGAGCTACAACCCTGGTAGACTAGGACAGCAATCTCCTTATGAATCTATAGGTAATAATCAACAAAGTATTATTCAGTCTTCAAATCAAACGGAGAAATGGTTCTACATGCATAATTATGTAAAAGAAAGAACTGTTGAGAATTATATTGAAATATGTAAGGTAATCTATAAGGAAAACCCATTAAAGGCTTCCTATATTCTTTCTGACTTGAGTGTAGCTACATTGAATACAGAAGTGGCAGATTTTGCAAACTATAACTATAAAGTGTTTATAACTAACACATTAAGAGATACAGAGATTATCAGTCAACTGAAAAACTTAATTCAACCTATTATTCAAAATAGTGGAGGAGATTTAAGAGTGGCTACAGAGATTCTTACTACAGAGAATGCTACAGAGGTTAAAAACATCATAAATAGAATCCAAGAGCAAAAAGAAATCAGAGAAGAGCAAATGCAAAAATCTCAACAAGAGCAACAAATGCAAATGCAGCAAATGCAAATTCAAGCTAAACAAGAAGATATGAAGATGCAGAAACAAATAGCTGACGATAGAAACGCTGTAACATTAAGGGCTGCAGAGTTAAATGCTCAAAGATTAGAGAGAGCAAACGATATTGACCAAGATGGAACAAACGATTTGATTCAATTACAGATGGAAAAGAACGAAAATGAATCAAGTGTAGAGCTCAATGACGCTAAGATAGCACAGATACAACTTCAGAATAAAAAAATTGAAACAGAAATTCAACTAATGAAAAAAAAGGGTAAAAAAGATTAAACCCTTATAAACACTGGGTTTATTAGTGAATTTTTTTATTATAAGAAAAAAATAATTTATAAAAAAATAATTTTTTTTCAATTTTGCAGTACAAAACAATTATTTCACACACACATAAACAAACAATATGCAAAAAGAGAATTTAGATTTTGAAATTATAGAGTTCAATGAAGATCTTTTAGATGATAATAACCTATCAGATAAAATAGAATCTATAAACGAAACAGAAGAAACAAATGAGGAAGACGAAGATGATGACAATGATTCTTCTTTAGTTAACACTGATTTGGTAGATGAAGAAAATATTGATGACCTTGATCTTAATGACGAAGAAAAGGAAGCAATATTAAATAAGAAGAAAGAAAGTGGTTCTTCTCAAAAAGATGAAGAAGAAGATTCTTCAGAAGATGAGGAAGAAAATTCAGAAGTGGACCCTTTAAAAATATTCGCTTCAGAATTACAAGAAAAAAATCTTTTAAATCTCCCAGAAGATTGGGATGGATCAGAAGAAGCTTTGTTTGAAGCTTATGAAGCCACTTTAGATGAAAGGGCTTTAAACTTAGTAAAGAGTTCTTATAAAATAAATGACCCTAGAGTAGACGGTGTTCTCAATTTCTTAAAGAATGGAGGAAATATTGATGATTATATCAATTTACACGCAGAAACAAATTGGGTGGATGTAGACATTGAAGATGAAGATAATGCCACAGCTCTTGTAAAAACATATTTAACTTCGGTTAAAAACTTAGAAGAAGAAGAGGCAGAGTCACTGTTAGATGGGTATAAAGAAAAAGGAAAGCTATTTAATCAAGCTAGTAAAATTCAAGCTGATTTAAAAGTTTTCAGAGAAAAACAAGAAGAAGATCTTATAAAATCTCAACAAGAATATGCTCGTATCCAAAGAGAAGAGTATATTAAGAGTGTAAATAAAATTAGAGAAACTATTCAAAGTGGTAAGAGCAATAATGTAGTTATTGCTAAAAACCAAAAAAGTAATTTTGAAGATTTTATATTCTCTCCGCAAGAGATAAGAAACAATAAAGGAGAAGTTGTAGGAAGAGCTACAGGATTTAAACAAAAATTAAACGAGTATCTTTCAGACCCTGAAAAAATGGTAGCATTAGCTTACAAAATATTTGAAGGATTGTCAGATAAGTCAGATAAAATTGAAGTAGCAAGTAAAGAAAAGAGTAAATTGGCTGAAAGTTTGAGAAAAGCTTCTGGAAAAACAAAGCCAAACCAAATTAAATTAGAATTCATAAATTAAATATTCAAATATAAAATTAAATTAACATGAAATTATCACAAAGTAAATTCGGTATTATAAAAGCTCCTACGATTACAGGTGATCGTAACTGGGGTATGAACTATACCAACTTAAACAACCTATATGCTGCAGGTCTGATTAAAACAGACGTAGACGCATTAGGAGGTATGGGTCAATTAGCATCAATGAAAACATTGTTTGATGGTACTGCACCATTATTGGAACTAGCTCAAGGCTCTGACACTATCACTATTGAAGGTGACAAAGTAGAATGGGAATTCATGGTTTCAGGATACAGACCAGCTCTTATCGTGGAAGACGTTGAAGCAGGAAACCTTACAAAAGGTATTGCTCAAAGAGAGTTTAAAATTAAACTTGACATCGGAACATTTGTAGAAGGTGATACATTAGTATTCACTGACAGCAAAAAATTCAACATGCGTGTAAGTAAAGCTCCAGTTAAAGAAGGATCTTTTACAGTTTACACAGTTAAATTGATGACTGACAGCCCAAGCTTGTTTGTTGACAATAGTTTGTTCACTCCAGGAACAAGAGTAATGAAAATGCACTCTACTTATTCTGAGGCATCTGTAAAAGGTGGTTCAATGAGTGTCGATGCTAT